ATTGATTGAAGAAGCGGAAGAAGTTTATGATTTTGAAGGTGTATAAAACAATAAAAAAAAGAATTCACTAACTTTGTTCAATGGGAAAGCTAACGGATAAGCAAGAAATGTTTTGTAAAGAGTACTTGATCGACTTGAACGCAACACAAGCCGCAATTCGTGCTGGTTACTCAAAAAAGACTGCAAATGAACAAGGTGCAAGGTTGTTAGTAAATGTTAGTGTTCAAACAAAAATATCACAATTAAAAGAAAAGCGTTCAAAGCGCGTTGAAGTTGATTCTGATTATGTTTTAAAAGAACTTTTGAATTGGGCCGATGGTGATTATACGGAATTGATGTTGCTAACTGCAAAAGAGATAAAAGAACTTGCGCCCGAAATAAGAAGATTAATCACCGGATTCAAAAGAGTTACAAGAAGGATTCCAGGAACAGACGAAGAAGAAATCCAAATTGAGGTTAAATTTATTGACAAACAAAAGGCAATGGAAATGATCGCAAAACACATTGGATTTTATGAAAAAGATAATGAGCAAGGTAAAGCCGACATTGTCATTAAAAACGAAGTTGATTATTCTAAACTAAGCATTGAAACATTAAGAGATATTAAAAACAATCGCAAAGATGGTTGATTATGATAGGGCAATAATTGAATTATCAAGGCTTCATTTATTAGATTTTACGGAACACACAATGCCGGAATTTGAATCAACGGAATTTCACAAAAAGTATTATGAAGTTTTAAATCTATTTGCTGAAAAGAAGATTAAAAATTTAATGATAACTATACCACCGCAACATGGAAAAAGCACCGGTTCAACAATTCAACTTCCAGCATACATTCTTGGAAGGAATCCGGACACAAAAATTGCCGTTGGTTCGTATTCGTCAACATTTGCAAAGAAATTCAATAGGCAAATTCAAAGATTAATTGATAAAAAAGATTATTATTCTATATTTCCAGGAACAATATTAAATGAATCAAATGTTGTTACCGTATCTTCAAACTACCTAAGAAATTCAGAAGAATTTGAAATTGTTGATAAATTAGGTTCATTAAAGGCCGTTGGTAGAGGTGGACCATTAACCGGTAACGCGGTTGATATAATGATAATGGATGATTTGTATAAGGATGCTATGGAAGGCAATTCACCGGTCATAAGAAATGCCGTTTGGGATTGGTATTCTTCAGTAGTTACAAAAAGATTGCATAACGATAGCCAACAATTAATTGTCTTTACACGTTGGCACGAAGATGATTTAATTGGAATGATTGAAAAGAAAGAAGAAGTTATAACAATCAAATCTATTGATGAAATCCACAATCTTGATGAAGGTTTTGATGGTTGGATTAAAGTAAACTTTGAAGCAATTAAGGTTGGACCGCCAACATCACTTGATAACAGAAATGAAGGTGAAGCACTTTATCCGGAAAAACACGCGTTGAAAAAACTTATAAAAGATAGAACGTTGGATCCGGAGAAATTCGAATGTATGAATCAAGGCAATCCAACATCACAAGAAGGTTTATTATACTATCCATTTAAAACTTATTTACGATTACCGGAAGTAAAAGAAAGAAAAAATTATACGGATTCGGCTGATAGTGGAACCGATTATTTATGTTCAATTAATTACGCAATTCCAACGGATGCTGAAGATTCAAATATTTATGTTACTGATGTTTTATACACGCAAAAAGGTGTTGAATTTACTGAAAGCGCAATGATTGATTTGCTGATTAAAGATAATATCGGATTTGCAGACATTGAACGCTCTCCTGGAACAAGACTTTGGGCTGAAGCAATAACACGCGCAGTTATAAACACTTGCACAATAAACGTGTTTAGTCAAACGCATAATAAAGAATCAAGAATTTTCACCAATAGCGCAACGGTTAATAGAAGGTTAATATTTCCGGAAGATTGGCATATTAAATATCCGGAGTTTTTTAATCACGTTCGATTGTACAAAAAGCTATTCAAAGCGAATAAAAATGATGATACTGCGGATGCGTTAACCGGTGTTATTGAAATGTCAAATCAGCGGCATTTTTATGTTGATTAACAATTAAAAAATTTGTTTAACTTTGTAAAAAGATTTTTTTCGAATGGGAATATTTTCAAATTGGTTTCAAGATGCAACGGAAAGACCGGAAGTTGCGGTTTATCAAATAGGTTCTAATTTCGACATCGGCAAAACTGAAGGTGTTGTTGATAAAGCGTATATTAATAACGGTGATGTATATTCAATAGTTAAAAAGATTGCCGATAATGCAAAACACATTCCGCGTGAACTTTGGCGTAAAGATGGTGATGAATGGGTTCAAGTTACTGAAGGTGATTTGTTTCAAATAGTAACAACAAGACCAAACGACCAACAAAACATTCACGATTTTGTGGAGCAATCAATAACAAACTTATTAACGAAAGGAAATACATTTAGACGCGGCAGAAAAATTCCTGGATTCGGTGAGGCATTTCAAGAAATTATAATGGTGAATAATAACATTATAACTATTGATTGTATGGTTGAAGATTTTAATTACATTCCTAAACAATATAAATTGGAACTTGGAAAGAATAAATTGATCGTGCCGGTTGAGGATATGAATCACGTTAAGTTTTACAATCCTTCAGATTATGGAATGAGTTCTTGTTTGGGCCTTTCACCTTTACAAGCCGGATTACTTTCTTTGGTTGCCTCAAATGATAACAAAACCGCACAATCTGTTTTGGTACGAAATCAAGGTATAAGAGGTTTAATAACTTCACGTTCTGAACGCGCACAAACACCGGAAGAAAGAAATCAAATCCAACAAGCGGCTGATAATAGAATGATGGGTGCAAGTAAATTTGGAAAAGCAATTGCAACTTCAGCGAATGTTGACTTTATCCAAATGGGAATGGATGCAACACAATTAAAAATTATTGAAAGCGCGGTTATGAAGTTGCGCGACCTTTGCAATCTTTACGGTGTTGATTCTTCATTGTTTAATGACCCGGCAAATAAGACTTATAACAACCGAAAAGAAGCTGAAAAATCAATGTTTACAAACGCGGTGATTCCGGTAAATCAAAAAGATATTCAAAGCCTTTCTGAATGGTTGCTTCCAGCCTGGAATGAAAAAGATAATACAACGTATGAAATTAGACAAAATCTTTCAAGTATTCCGGTGCTTCACGAAGATGAAGATAAAAGAGCCGCGAAACAAGAAAAGGTTAGCAAAATAATTATTAGTATCTTAGAAGCGCAAATTTCAAACGAACAAAAAGTTTATTCATTAATACGTTCATTGAATTTAACCGAAGATGAGGCAAAAGAAATTGTTGGAAATGAAACACAAGAAATTGAGTAAAGGACAAATTGAAAAGTTAAAGAAAGCAAAGATTAAATCTTTGAATGAAAACAAACTGATTAAGAAATGAAAATAACCGGTAAAATATTTGCAACCAAAAAAGAAGAAATTGATTATCTTGTTGAACACAAGAAAGAAATCATTGAGTTTAAAAAGGCGGTTGTGAAACATACTACACCAACAACAACGGAAGCGGAAAGTTCTTCAACATTGAAAGCATTAAGCACTTCAAAAGAACACGACACCGACAACGTAATTAAAAGAACGGTGATTGGCAACACTTACAATTGGCTAGATTCGCATGGTGATGTTCATCTTGATGGTACGTTTGGAAAATCTATTTCAGAAAGGCAGAATAAAATTTGGCATTTACACGATCACGAACAAAAGATAACCGCAAAGGTTGGTATTCCTTCGAAGATTTATGAAGAAACGGTTCAATGGTCCGATTTAGGAATTAAGAAAGCCGGAACAACCACCGCTTTAATGATGGATTCAGACATAAGAAAAGATTATAACAATTTAATATTCCAGGAATACAAAGATGGAAACATTGACCAACATTCAGTTGGTATGTATTATGTTAAAATTGATTTTGCGGTTAATGATAAGGACCACAAAACAGAATTTAAAACTTGGAATGATAACATTGAAAAGATAGGAAACCGAGAAAAGGCTGAAGAACTTGGCTACTTTTACGCGGTTAAAGAAGCAAAATTGGTTGAAATTAGTGCGGTGCTGCAAGG